CTTACGCTTCCGTGCTGGCGACGATCACCCTGTCCGATCCCTGCGGATCAGTATCTTCGGCTGTGCTGACCCTCACCATGCCGAAGTCTGACACCAACGCCGACGCGACCGGCACCGCAGCCATTGCCCGCATCAAGGATAGCTCGGGGAACATCATCGTTTCCGGCCTGACGGTGGGGGCCGGCTCTGGCGACATCAACTTGTCGAGCGTCAGCATCACGGCAGGCGATACCGTGACGCTCAACAGCGCGACGCTCACGCACGCGGCCTGACGCCATGACACCCTACCAGCATCGCGCCAATCGCCTGTCGCCGCTGCGACCGGCCCACGCCCAGCAGGTCGAGCGCTGGCTAGGGCTAGAGAAGATCGCCCACTTGCAGGAGTGCATGCGCGGATGGTACGGCCGCCCGATTTGCCTGCTCGATGTGCCGGGGTCGCTTTGGATCACGAAGGACGGTGATTTTGTCGGCCGCGTCAATGGCGGCTACTTCGCCTCGGCGCTGGATTACTTCGAAACCCGTCTTCGCCGGCTGCACAAGGAACTCTCGAAGCCGCAGTACGGCTATTGCAATGCCGGATTCGCGTCTATTTCGGATGCGCTGTCCCGTGCCTCGCAGGGCTACAGCCAGCGCAGGCAGTTCAACAAGGTTGGCCCGACTGGCGTGGTGGGCGTCACTTCCTCGCTGTGGCGTATCGGCCCGCAGCCTCCTGTCGGTGCAACGCCTGCCGCCGCTCCGGGCGGAACCGCTTTCACGTCGAGCAGCACCGGCGCGCTGAACTTCGCCAACCCGGCAGCCGGCACCAACCGCCTCGTCGGCGCGGATGTGTCGGCCTCGGTCATCAACAACTCGCTGCTGCTCTATGACCTGATATTCGGCGTCGCCAAGACGATGGCGAGTACGGCGCCGGAAGCGGTGACGGGGGTGCCGACGCGCTACCAGAGCACCACGGCCACCGCCGAGGACTACATCGGTGACAACTTCGGCTTCATTCAGGTGGGTGGCACGGCGCTGGCGGCGACGGCGCACAACTGGACAGTCTGCACCTACACCGATCAGGCGAACGCGGCTTCCACGCTGCCGAGCCTGACCGGCAACGCTTCGGCCATCGTCGACCGCCTCGATCATCCGGTGCAGCAATGGTTTGCCCCGCTGGAATCCGGCGATGTCGGTATCAAGGCATGGACGCAGATGCAGTGCTCGGCCTCGGTGGCGACGGGCGTGATCTGGTTCATGATCGGCCATCCGATTGGTTTCATGTCCTTCCCGGTCATCAATTCGGTGTTGCCGTTCGACTGGCTGACCAACCGCGACCAGGCGCCACGTGTGTTCGATAGTGCCTGCCTCGCTTTCCTCGAACCGCTCAAGCCGGCGACCACGGCGACGACCTACACCGGGCGGATCGTGACGACCAGTACGTCGAGTTAAACCATGAGCGACCAGAGGCGTTTCGTCCGGAAGTCGGGCAGACTGATTTCCAGCCCAATCGCTGATCTGTGGCAGGTTTCGCTGACGATTCAAGACCCGGCGATCCCGAGCTTGCCGCTGGAAACCCCGGCGGGCGGGCCGGCAACGATCACCGGAACGCTGGCTGCTACCGACTCCGCAGACACGGCAGCGATTGCCGGTGATCTGGCGCATGTCGGCACACTGGCTGCGACGGATTCTGCCGATACTGCCGCGTTCACAGGCCAGATCGCCCATGTTGGCAGCATGGCGTCGACGGACGGCGCGGATGCCTTCGCGGCAAGCGGAACCGTAGCGGCGGGCGGGATCACGATTACCGGCGACTTGGTGGCAACGGAGGATGCGGATGCGTTCGTGTCTGAAGGAACGATCACTCAGGGGGTGCGCCCATCCAGCCCATCCGGCCACGGATTCCTGTATGAGAATATAGCCATTGACATCGAAGAGGACGACGAGGAACTGGTTGCGATGCTGTCCGCCGTCGCCCCGCTGCTCAATCACCGGAGGAACACATGGGCTACACGCACTGCATCGCGCGGCTGAATGCCGCCGCCGGCCGGGAACTGACCGATGCCGAAATCAAGGGTATCTACGAGCGCATCCACAAGGCCGCGCTCGACATCAAGGCCGGAAAGGTCGACACATCAACAGGAACGTTACTCGGAATCCCGGAAGACCCAATTACCATCGCCGCGCAGAAGGCCGCCGCAGACCTGATCCATGAAGCCGAGCAGAAGGCCCGACAGGCGCAGTTGCAAATCGTGAGGATGTCGGCCAGGATGCGCGATACCGACGCCAACATTGCCGCCGGCCTGAATCCGCTGAAAGCCGTCGAGCGCACCATCGTGCGCGACTACTCCGGCAAGACCAACGTCGAGAGCCTGGAACAGCGCGTCGCCGGCCATCAAGCCTATTTCCGCTCGAAGCTGCTGCAGACTTGGGATGCGCTGGGCAATGACTGGCTTGGCTTCTTCCAGTCCAAGGACAAGCTGCTGAATCTGGTGCGCGAACTGCGCGGCGAGGATTCCGGAAACGCACTGGCGAAGAAGGGCGCCAAAGCCTTCCATGACGCCGCCGAAGAAGCGCGCACGGTGTTCAACCAGGCCGGCGGGGATGTCGGCAAGCTAGACGATTGGGGCATGCCGCAGCACCATTCGCAGGTGAAGGTCGCCGCCGCCGGGCGTGACGCCTGGGTTGACGCCATCCTGCCGAAGCTCGACCGCAGCCGCTACACCGACGACCTCGGCCAGCCATGGGACGATGCCAGGATGCGGGAATTCCTCGGCAAGGCATGGGATACCATCGCCACCAACGGCCACGCCAACGCCGAGCCGGGCAAATTCACCGGCACCGGCAAGAAGGCCAACCGCCACGCCGAGCACCGCCAGATCCATTTCAAGGACGCCGAGAGCGTGATCGCGTACTGGAGCGACTTCGGCGAGCGCACCGCCGCCGACATACTCCTCGGCCACATCGACACCATGGCGCGCGATATCGGTTTCGTCGAACACTTCGGGCCGAACCCGGACGTCACCTTCCGCACCCTGCGCGACCGGGCCTTGAAGGCGGCGACGCTGGCAGACCCGAAGCAGACCGGCAGCCTGGAAGGGCAGGCGGTCAAGTTGGACATCCTCTACGACTACGCCGCCGGCAAGATCAAACCAAGCGCGAACCAGGCAGTCTCCAACGCCGCCGACACCCTCGCTCACCTGAACACCGCCGGCAAGCTGGGCGGCGCGGCGCTGGCCTCTCTGTTCGGCGACAAGCCGATGATGGAGGCGGTGGCGCACCTGAACAACCTGCCGATGCTGCAGCGCTGGCGCACCGAGCTGGCCTTGCTGAACCCGGCCAACGTCGCCGACCGCCGCCTGCTGCAGCAGCAGGGGCTGATGCTCGACAGCATTCGCAGCGGCCTGCAGCGCTTCTACGAGGGGCTGGGGCAGACCGGCGCCACCGGCAAGCTGGCCAATGCTGTGATGCGAGTCACCGGCATGCAGGCCATCAACGACATCCGCAAGGGCGCCTTCGGCGCCTCTCTCATGAGCGCCATTGGCGAGCAGATCGCGGCCGGCAAGGGCTTCAAGGATCTGGCCGACAGTGACATCCGCACCCTGAAGAACTACGGCATCACCGAGACCGACTGGAAGATCTGGCAGCTGGCCAAGCTGCAGGACATCGGCCACGGAAACCAGCACGCCCTGACGCCCGAGGCTATCAGCCGCATCGAAGGCATCGACGCCGACGCCAAGCGCAACGCCATCGTCAAACTACTCGGTGCCGTCAACACGGAATCCGAGTTTGCCATCGTCACGCCGGGCTGGAAGGAGCGCGCCGCCTTCTACGGCGACCTGCAGCGCGGCACCGTCAAGGGCGAGATTGCCCGCTCCGTCCTGCAATTCAAGTCCTTCCCCTGGGCGATGTTCCACCGCATGGCGGACGCCGTGGCGAACAAGGACACGCCGGTCAGCAAGGCGGCGATGACGGCCTATCTGGTGACTGCAACAACGCTGGCCGGCGCGATGCTCATGCAGACGCGGGAAATGCTCTCCGGCAAAGACCCGCGCGACATGACAGACCCGCGCTTCATGGCCTCGGCCTTCCTGCAGGGCGGCGCGCTCGGCATTTATGGCGACTTTCTCTACTCGGTCAACTCGACACGCTACGGATCCGGGCCGCTCGAGGCGCTGGCCGGGCCGACCGTCGGCCCGCTGCTCGAGATGGGACTGGTGCAGCCGCTCACTGCTGCGAAGAAAGCCATGGACGGCAAGGAAACCCACCTCGCCGCGCAGACGCTACAGGACGTCAAGGGGTTTGTGCCAGGAAACAACATCTGGTACACCAAGGCTGCGCTCGATCACCTGATCTGGCAGCAGGCGATGGAGGCGCTTTCTCCCGGATACCTGTCCAACATCCGCAGCCGCACGGCGAAGGAATACGGGCAGGACTGGTGGTGGACGCCGGGCGAACTGGCGCCCGATCGAGGGCCAGACCTTGGCAAGGCGGCCGGGCGGTGAGGGAAATACGCTAAAGCGTACAACCTGACGCGGGTCACTTGCTAAATAGGTATCCGGATACTACCTCCGGAGCCTGGCAAGATGACCGTCGAAACCACCACCGCCCGCGTAACCTACACCGGGGCGGGCACCACCGGCCCTTTTTCCGTTCCATTCTACTTCCTCGAAGACGACGACCTGACGGTAATCAAGACCACCATTGCCGACGGCACCGAGACAACGCTGGTACTGACCACCGACTACACGGTGAGCGGCGCGGCGGATGAAGCCGGCGGCAGCGTGACGCTGACGGCGAGCCTGTCTAGCGCCTACAAGCTGACCATCATCCGCGACCCGGATCTGCTGCAGAGTTCAGACTATCCACCGAACGACAAGTTTCCTGCGACAACGCACGAGCGCGTCGTCGACAAGCTAACGATGATCGCGCAGCGATTGAAAGACCTGATCAACAGGTCTTTTCGCTTGTCGGATGGTG